TGAGGAAGTCCGAGATCTCACCGATGAAGAACTGGCGGATGAGGCCCGAGATCTCACCGATGAAGAGCTGGCGGATATTGTCCGTGACCTAGAGGATGAGGAGCTGATCAGGTTGCTTGATGACCCGGTGAAGGAGGTGATCAAGGAAGACCTGGACCTGGACTTCGATCCGGAGCTGGTGGAGGAGCTGATCATCAAGGTGAAGGAAGCGAAGGAAGAACAGGAGACCGATGACCAGGTGGACCCGCTGGCTGAGTACGAGGCCGGGATTTACTTCCACAGCGCGACGTGGGATGAGACCACGCTCACGGTTGCGATGCGCCTGGCGCCGACCGGGCGGGCGCCACGGGAAGACCTGGGCCCGCTAGATGTGACCATCGCCAGCACGTCCGTGGTGGCCCTGCTGCCCGGCGGCCAGCTGGCAAACCCGCAGCCTGAAAGCCTGCCGACCGTTTCATTTACTGGCGAGATCGCTGAGCCATGGGACGCGGAGGCCGAGGGTGTGCCCGTGCCGCCGGGCAACCGGATCTTTGAGGGGCAATTCGTGATCTCGTTTGGCGAAGGCGACTTCCCGCCAGCGGCTGAGGATCCGGCTGAGCAGCTCACCTACCGGGCGACGGTGGAGTTCACAGACTGGGAAGGTGGGTTCACGGATGTTTCGTTCTTGAATACGTTGACGGTTGATTTTGTGCCGTCGACACCGCCAGAAGAGCTGGTGATCTGGTATCCCGATGAGCCGCCGCCGGAGGTAACGATTGAAGGCGTTACGGTTTCTGAGTTGGCCGATCCTTACGAAACTGTAGTTTTCCAAGGAGTCAATGCGCTGCAGGCACCGTATGCAGAATTGCTAGAAGGGCCAAGCTGGAGATTTGACAACATCAATAGCGCTTTTGATGTGGCCTCGGGGCCGTTTACGCTTGAGTTCTGGTGGAGGGCTGGAACATCCTTGGCGACGGGTGGAGATAATTTCACTACTTCTGTTCAAGTTGATTTTAGAAACGATCCTGAGGGCTTTGCCCCCCTTGATGGCTTTTTTGTGCAACTGTCAAGCAGATACGTCATAGAAAATGTTGAGTTTGAAGATGGCACTCCAAAGATCAATTTGCAGCTTGCCAGCGAAGATGAAAGCATTTTCGAGACCCATGAAGAAATAATTAGCACATCAGATGCTACATCGCTAAACCATGTTGCCATACAAAAGCACAGCACCACAAGCTACACTCTGCACTACAAAGGAATTCTTTTAACGTCGTTTACCGCTGAAAGCCTTTTGTTTTCTAATAAAAGTATTGGCGTTCTCCTGGAATCTGAGAATGTCAACGGCGCCGCCATAAGCCAAATCCGCCTCTCCAACTCCGCCCTCTACGGTACCGGCAGCTTCACCCCGCCCTCCACAGCGTTCTACATGCCGCCATCGTGACCACATTCCCCGCCCTGATCCCCAGCTCCCGCACGTTCACCCCTGGCGAGTATCCCGCCACGGTCATCGACGCCTACAGCGGCGCACAGAACCGGGTCAGGGGCAGCAACGTGTTTGTCGCCTCGCAGCTGCGGCTGTCGTTCCTGCGGTTGAGCGAGTCGGAGATGCTCCAGATCTGGAACCACTACGCCGGCCAACAGGGGCAGTATGAATCGTTCGACCTGCCTGATGAGGTGGTGAGCGACAGCAGCCTCGCCGACTACGTGCCGAGCGAATACCGCTGGATCTACGCCGGCGAGGGCTCGGTGGATGACCTGCCCTGCGGCGGCCACGATGTTCAGCTCACACTGGAGACAGTGCCACCACCGCCGGACTGATGGCAGCATTTCCCGCAATACGACCATCGCGCCGCCGGTACGGGTTCGGCCTGTTCCCACTCACCGTTGAGGCTGGTTTCGCTGGCGCCACCACCCGATTCCGCCATGGCACCACCCGCTACGGCGTCAATCTGGAGCTGGGCTACGAACTGCTCAGTGAAGCTGAGGCCCAGCAGATCCGCGATCACTACCGGGGTCAGGATGGCGGTCACCGCTCATTCATGCTGCCCAATGCAATCTGGACCGGGCACAGCAGCGCCGGCAACATCGTGCCACTGGGGACGTTCTGGGTCTACGCCGAGCAACCAAACGAAACCCACCGCAGCGGCCTGCTGTTTGATGTTTCGGTGCGCTTGCTGCAGGTCATCTAGCCGGCCCTCCACAGACTGAGGTAGCAACCTCCCAGCTGTGGGCCCGACGCCAGATCGCCGCAAGTTTTCACGGGTCCAGGTGTTGGAGGCCACCGCCGCCAGCCTGATGGCCGCGGCGATCCTGGCCACTGCCGGCGGCATGGGTTGGTTGGTGGTGAGTCTGCCCAACCGACTGCAGCAGCTGGAAACGCAAATTACCCAGATCCTGAGCAATCAGACCCAGTTCGGGCTGAGGTTTCAGGAGCTGGAAAAACAGGTAACCGAGCTGGACCGCCGCACCATTCGCCTGGAACTGAATCGATGAGGCAACCCACCTGGGCCGCACCAACGTTCGGCGGCGCCATCGTCGCTGGTGTCGCTGCTGCCCTGATCAGCGGATACAAGATCGCCGACTGCCTCCGGTTCCAGTCCAAGCCTGGCGAGTGCAGCGAGGTGATTGAGGGCAACGCCCTGCCGCTGGTGGCCGGCATCGCCGCCATCGCGGGCCCACTGGCGGGGTTTTTCACGCTGAACCCAGATCTGGATTCGTCGCTGGCAGCCGGCCGGCGGCGCCGCTGGGATGAGGCGCCGGAACCTGAGCCGTTGCCGGTGGTGATCGACGGACCTGAACCGCTACCCACACCCGACCCGCCGGATGAGAACGAGGAAGACCTGCGAGCCGATGCCGCCCGTGCCATGCGGGCTGAGGGCCTGACGCAGCAGGAGATCGCCGATCGGCTCAACGTGAGCCGCTCCACCGTGAGCCGGATTCTCAAGGCATGAGCGATCTCCGCCTGGTGCTGGATCTGCTGCTGGCACGACTGGCCTGGCTGGCCGGTGAAGAGCTGGTTGTTAAGCCGTTCCTGCGGCGGAAATACAACCGGCTCGACCAATCACTGAACGACCGACCGCCTGACCTGGAATGAGCCTCGCCACAGTCCGCTCCGCTGCTGAGCACGTCGCCCGCGTGGGCACGATCACTCCGCACCAGCTGGCCGCCCTGCAGGCCCTCGATGAGTCGCTGAGCAATGAGCAGCGCCAGGAATTCACCGAGCTGTGGCGGGCCCAGGGCAGTCCGGCAGCGCCCGCGCCCGAGCCGGCATGGCTGGCAACGGCTGAGGAGATCATCAAGGAGTTTGAGGGTTGCCGGCTGCAGGCCTACCGGGACACTGGCAACGCATGGGCGATCGGCTACGGCGCGACCCGATACCCAGCGCCTGGCGGGCCCGTGCGGCAGGGCGACAGCATCACCCAAGCCAGGGCCGTTGAGCTGCTCCGGCTCGACCTGCTCAACCTGCGGGGGCCGGGGCTGATCTCCCTGCTGCCGGCGGCCGCCAGCTGGCCGCCGAACAGGGTCGCTGCGCTGCTGAGCTGGGCCTACAACATCGGCCTCGGGGCAGTGGAGGACAGCACCCTGCGGCGCCGCATCCTGTCGGGGGAGGATCCGGCCAAGGTGGTGACGGAGGAGCTGCCCCGGTGGAACAAGGCCGACGGCAAGGAACTGCCCGGCCTGACCCGTCGCCGGGCTGCAGAGGTGGCGCTGTTCGTGGGACAGGAGCTGCAGCAATCCACGGGCTACGGCAACCCGCTGCAGGTGCCCTGGTTCGCGCAGATGGACAGCGCCGATCGGAGCCAGGCGGCGCGGATGTGTTTCAGCAGCTCCTGCGCCATGCTGCTGCAGTATCTGCGGCCCGGCACCCTCAAGGGCGCCAATGGCGACGATCAATATCTCAAGCGGGTGCTGCAGTACGGGGACACGGTTGACCCGACCGCGCAGATCCGGGCGCTGTCGAGCTTTGGCGTCCGGGCGAAGTTCACCAAGGTCGCCGGGTTCGCCACGCTGGAGCAGCAGATCAACCGCGGCGTGCCCGTGCCCTGCGGATTCCTGCACAGGGGACCGGTCACGGCTCCGACCGGCGGTGGCCATTGGCTGATCGTGGTGGGCTACGACCGGGATCACCTGATCGTGCACGACCCCTTCGGCATGGCTGACCTGGTGAGCGGCGCGACCATGGGCGGGGTGGCCCGGTTCGCCAAGTACAGCCGCAAGAACTTCGGACCCAGGTGGATGGTGGAGGGCGCCAATACCGGCTGGGCGATCACTGCGGAACGCTGATGCCCCGGCTGGTGCACATCATCCGTAGGATCCCCAGGGCCCGCTGTCCGCAGTAACAGCGAACCTCAGTACCCAGCCCGACCACGACCCAGCAGGTGCCCTGCCGCGCGTCGGTGGCGACTGTGATGTAGGGCACCGTTTCGGCGTCCCCAGACTGAGCCAACTGCTGCGCGGACATGCTGGGCCTCGATCTCACCCTCAGCCTGTCGAGGGAAGCGATGATGGCCCACCACCGCCAGCGTGCGGCGCAGATGAGCCGCGACGAGCTGGCCCAGTTGGCGGATGAGCTGATCCAACGCGCACACCAGCAGGAACACCTGATCCTGGAGCTGCAGAAGGCCGCGGCGAACCTCATGGTCCAGCTGGCGTTGAAGGACGCACCACCGTTGGGCGAGCCGAACGATCAACACCACCAGTGGGCGCGTGAGGTGCTCGGGCGGTGAGTGGTACAGACGTGCCACTTATCAATGAGAGTGCCTGCGCTGCAACTGATCTGACCCGCCAGTACATCCGCTCCGCCTGTTTTGCAACGGGATGTAACGGCAACTGTCACACCCCTGTGGAAACTGAACTATTCCACAGGTACGGGCGTACTGTTTCGGGCAGACCCCCTGCGCTGCAATGTATCTCAGCGGTAGTACAACTGTTTGCAGCGGCCCTGTTTTGTGCTGGGGTGATACCGAGTGGCGGCGTCAGTGTGCCGCTTTTGTGTGCCAGTCGTGTGCCACTTCGTTCTTATGTGTGCCACTTCGTCACCGGTACACGCTGGCCAGATCCATTGCGGCGCAACGGGTCTGGCTGATTTTAGTACAGCTGTACCGGCTGGGCGTGTGTGCTACGTGGTGACGATCTGGTGCACACTTGAGGAGTCCCACGCACCACCACTCATGGGCGTCATCACCGACACGCTCCGCGCCACCCTCCGGGATCTGGCCGAGAGCGATGCCCGGCTCTACCGGGGGCTGGCCACCGAGCTGGCCGACACACCGGCCAGCCGGCCGGCACTACCGGCGGACGACATTGCCGCCGCCATCGCCCTGCTGGAGGCAGCGGGCTACACGGTCACCCCTCCACGGGGGTGACCCCCACGGGGCCCTGCGGGGCCCACTGACCCCTCACACCGGCCACACGCCACGCCATGGACCACACCCCCACCACCGACACCGACGCCCTGCTGGCCGAGGTGGACGCCACCAGCGCACGGGTGGACGCCCTGCTCGACGGGTGGGCGCCACAGCCGGTGGCTGATACCGGAGCGGCCCTGCGCCGGCTCCAGCGCACTGCCCGGCACACCGCCCGGCTGTCGGCCCTGGTGGAGCGCCAGCAGGCCGCCCTGGCCGCCCAGCTGGACGCCATCGAGGCGGGCTGACACTCACCCACACCACCACGCACCACGCCATGACCGACTACGACATGCACGACCTGATCCGGGATCAACTGACCGGCATCTACATCGATCTCGCCGCCCTGGGACTGATGCCAGAGCAGTACGACCAGCGACTGACGCAGGCGCTCCAGCTGCTGCGCGACGCCCGCGCCCTACTGGGGGAGTGCCGTGGCTGATAGCAGCACCGCCAGGACGGCACGGTGGCGTCGCCGCTTGCGGGGCATGCCCGATCCCGACGCTCCGCAGCCGTGCCAGGCGTGCTCCCGGCTGGTGAGATCACGACGCACGGCCCCGCTGTGTTCCATCTGCTGGAAACGATCGCCGGATGGGCGAGAGACGAACCGATTGCGGATGGCCAAGCTCAGGTCTCAGCGCCGCACGGCAACCTGACCCAGTAACACCCGCCAGGCCTCTCAACGATGCCCAAACCGGCGGGTCACTCTTTTACCACCACCACTACGCCATGACCAAAGACCCGCTCTGGCTGCGCCTGCGCAACCATCCCAGCCTGTTCTGCCTGCACCCGACGCCATCACAGCTGGCGGTGCTGCTGCGGCAGATCGTGGCCGAGGTCTACGACCAGGACATGTGGGACTGGGGCGAGGTTGCGGAATGGCTGGATGCAGAGGCGGCGGTTGCTGATGCTGCAGCGGAGGGGCGCAATGCCTGAGCAGGCTGCCTGCACTTGCGGGCGGATCAGGATCGGCACTCAGCTATCCGATCACTTGGCTTGGCGATCTACCTGCTCAGTTCATGGCTCTGCATCGCGTTGGTACAACTCGCCTGAGCAGGTAGATCGCCGAGAGCAGCAGCGCGTCAGGCTGAGAGCCCTGCAGATGGAGGCTGCCGCTGCGCGGGCCAGGCTGGCAACCTAACACGACAGAGCCCAGGCCCCTGCTCCGCACGCCTGGGCCTTCCCACCCAGTCCGAGCCAACTGGACAGGACGGCTCCGCTGCTGCGGGGCGATGCGGGTTCGATTCCCGCCTGGGTGCTTCCTCGGCCATGCTGGTGATAGCCCACCCACCAGCATGAAACCCACCATCTGGCTAATCCCTGCCGCTGCACTCGGCATCGCAACAGCTATCGCCAGCCTTGCCTTCCTGCCAATCGGCCGGCCGTCGGCACAGTACGCACCGCCGGTTATGCCACCGCCGCCACGTGATCAGCCGCCTGCAGTCGAAGCGCAACCACCAGCCGCTCCAGTCACCAAAATCCCTGATCTGCAGCCGGATGCTCCGCCACCGCAGCAACAGCTGCCGCCAGTTGTTCGCAATCAGCCAGCACCAAAGCCAGTAACGGTTAACCCTGAGCAAAGGTTGTATCAGCAAGAGATCAGTAGTCTCGCCAGCTCGGTTGATTTCAAGACCAAAGCCGCTAAAGAGTTGATGGCCATTGGATCGCTCTCATCGGCAGAGCGCTACCTAATCGAGGGCAAAGCGCAGAACGCCATCAGGGGCTGCCTTCTGAACCAACAACAGCGAGGCGTCCCCTTCTACCAAGGCAAGGCAACCTGCGCGGCCGCTGAGCCCGCTCCCTGAACCGGAAAACTCCCATGACGGCCAGGCGTGGGCAGTGCAGCTCGATCTCGATCATCCATCCGACGATTCAAGGCTGCCCTCCTATCGGCACCCAACCCTGCGCGAGCTGCAGGAAGACCTGGACCGCGCTTACGACGCCTTCCACATGCTCCGTGGCGTCAAATCCAAGTACCTCCCGCAAGAACCAGCAGAACCGCATGATGCCTATCAATCCCGGCTGAACTGCTCCGTCTTCGCTGATTTCTTCCGTAGTTCCATCGTTGCCTTTACCGGCATCCTCTCCAAGTTCTCGCTGTCCAATCCACCACCGTCCATGGCCGATGCCGTGGACAACATCGACCTAGAAGGCAACAGCATATCGGTATGGCTAGAAAAAGCCGACACCCTCATGCTCCGTGATGGTGGTGTGCTCCTGGCAGTGGACATGCCCGCCGGTCGGCCGATGAACGCTGCCGAAGAGATCGCCCAGGGCCGCAGACCGTATGCGCTGATGCACCCTCGCGCCAAGGTGCTCAACTGGATCGCCACCGTTGACAATGGCGTCGAAACACTGCAGCAGGTTGGCATCCTGCTGCTGCAGGAGGAACCCGACCCGCCGTTTGGTGTGCGCACCGTTCCCCGTTACAAGGTGATCACGCGGGAAGGCTGGACGGTCTACCGCATCGATCGTGATGCCACCAACGAACTCACCGCCACGGTCGAATCCGAAGGTCTCTACCAGACCCCATCCGGCCAGCCGCTACCCTTCCCGCCCGTGGTCTGGTATCCCGCCGAGCATGCCGGGTTTGGCCAGGGTGAGCTGCCGCTCCGGCAGGTGGTGGAGCACAGCATTGAGCATTTCCAGCAACGCTCAGACCTGCGCAACAAGACCCGCCGCTGCGCGATGCCAGTCCCCGTCGCGATCGGCCGCACGCCACCTGCACCCGGCGAGGCACGCAAGCCGCTGGTGATCGGGCCCAACAGCATCGTTGATCTCGATGCTGGCGGTTCGTTCTCCTTCGCAGAACCATCAGCCAGCAGCCTGGCGGAACAGCGGGAGCAGATTAAGGAGGTTGAGAAGCTCATCTCCCGCCAGACACTCGGGTTCCTCTACGGCGATCCGGGCAGCACGAAAACCGCCACACAGGCCGGCCTTGAAGGTGCGCAGACTGAGGCGACCATCGCCAGCATCGCTGAGCGCAAGGCATCCGCCGTGCAGTCACTGATGCAGATCTGGTGCGCGTTCACCGGTGAGCAGCTCCCCGAAGATGCCGGCATCGCCATGAGCGCGTCGCTGTTTGAGCGGCCGCTGGAAGCAACGGACATCAAGCAACTCCAAGACCTAACCGGTGGTGAGCAGCTCATCTCCGTGCAATCAGCCATCGAAGAACTGCAACGCGCCGGCAGGCTCAAGGCCACAACCAGCGTCGAGGACGAAATGGACCGCATCCGTGCAGAACGTCCAGCACCTGCCGATGACGTGGGCCTGAACGACCTGGGCGAGCTGTAACCGGAAACCTAAGCCGTCCCAGACACCACCCGCCATGTCTGCCGCAAGCCTCTACGAAGCGCTGCACAACACCGTCTCGGAGCAGATGGATCTTGACGATCCGCTGTCCATGATGGAAATCGTCGGTGCCATCGAAATGGTGAAGCATGATCTGCTGGTCGCCTTCGATGATGCCGAGAACGACGACGACCCTGAGCCGATGGATGGCGCGTGCGTCATGCCCCAGGCTGCCTGATCGCTGAATGGCAACACCAGGGCCACGGCAGCTCACCGGCATCGCTGATGACTACGCCAAAACCCTGGCGGAACTGGAGCGGCGCAGCGTCAACAACACCCTCGCGCTGCTCCGTCGTTCGCTTGACGGCACGCTCACCACACTTCGCCGGTCGTATAACGCCTACCTGAGCGACATAGGCGGCATCACAACCGACCCTGAAGGGCAGGTCACTCGCCGGCCCGGTGCATACACCACCGCCGAATCGACCGCGAAGTTCAGGGCGATCCTGCAGGATGCCCAGCAGTTCATGACGCCCACTGAGGTGGCATTCTGGCGTGAGTCCTACGAACGTGACCTGCGCGAGGCCACCAAGCTGGGCAGCGACCTGGCAACGGAGCTGATTGCCCTGGTCAGCCAGCCGGATTCGATGGTGCCTTTCGCTGGCGCTGATCCCTTGGCCGTTCGCGCTGCAGCATTGAACGCCTCAGCGTTCATTCAGAACGAAACGGCCCGGTTTCGTGCGCAGATCGTTGAGATCGTGGGTGAAGGCATCGCTCGTGGCTGGGGACCCACTCGCCTGGAACGCCAGATTCGCGAAGCACTACGCGGCGCCCGTGACCCGAAACGGCTCAACCAACGGCTAGGGCTTGAGCAGCGTGCTGCGTTGATCGCCAGGTCGGAGCTGGCCACCGCCTACGTGAAAGGCAGCCTGCAGCGTGCGCGTGAACGCGGCGATGGTTACGTGCGGGTGCTGGCATCCAATGATGAGCGGACCTGCCCGACGTGTGCCAGCAGGAACGGGAGGATCTATCCGGTAGACCGGGCGCCAATTCCTTACCATCCGCGCTGCCGATGCGTTGCTATACCTGTACCGAACGAAGCAATCGAAGAATCCGATCCTGAAACTCAGGATGTTCTGCTGGATTCTAAACGCTGGCGGGATGAACACGAGCGTGGCGTTGAGGCTTACGCCAAAGCGCGAGAGATCAGCATTGAAAAAGCCCGCGCCGAACTGGCACGGGCATTGCGTACACCTACGGCATCAGAGCGTCGGCTGTACCCGAAAG